GACGAGTAGCAGCAGGGCAAAGTCGGGCCACGCCGCGCTCAAACCGCGCAAGGTCTTGAGACAAAATAGCGTCCACCTCTCCCATCGTGAGGCTGCGATCCCAGCCGTCGGGTATCGGTAGGTTGCGCCGATCCTCATATTTCACCGCTGCGTGTGAGGGGTCTATAACGTGGCCGACCCCGACCGTCCATAGCAGGGCCGGACACCGATAGGGTCGCGTCCTTACGCCCTCGTGATGCTTAATCATCGCCTTACCGGCGTCTGACACCTTCATTTTTTCTGGAAGGCTTGCGTCCCAAACCAGAAGGCAATGATGCTGGAAAGGATCATCATTTCGTCATCGCTAAACACGTTTTCCATGGCAATCGCAAACGGGATGCCCGTGGTGTAGGCGTACCACACGCCTGCCACGTTCAGCGCGACCAACTCCAGCACAAAGATGTACGTCACCACTGGACGCACCGAGGCACGCAGGTTAATCATCCATTGGCTTGCGCCCTTGCCGATCTCAATATCGTGCTGGTATAGGGCTTGGCGTTCCTCGGCAGCGGTCTGCGTCTGGATTTGCTCCAGTTTGATTTCTTCTACCCGCGCCTGTGCGATAAAGCCACGTTCGGCGAGGGCAAGTTCGCGTTCCTTCTGTGCGGCAACAAGGGCGAGTTCGTGCTTCTTGTCCTGCCGGTCTTGGAAGATGGTCAGAATCTTCGGCAGGCCACCCGCAAGGAATGACAGGAACGTGCTAACTAACGTCATCATTTGGAAGCCCTCACCACATCATCGCCTTTGGTGACGGTGACATGATCGCCTTCTACGTCCACGCGCATCGGCTGCTCTTTGCGATCCAGTTTGTCCAGTTTGCCGATCAGTTCCTTAATCACCTCAAACTCGGGCTTTTCTTCCTTCTCTACCGTGCCAGCAATGCCGTTCAGCATGGAGATAAGGGCGGTTAGCGAGGCACCAAGCAAGCCCATTACCGCCGCAATTTTATCTGTTTCCAGCGCAAGGCTTGACAGCACACCGATCACCACAATGACGGTGATATACGCGAGGCCATGCTTGCCAATGGCTTTACCTGCAACATCTTTGGCGCTGCTGTTGGCTTCAAGGCGCTGTAACTCGGCTTTGATCTGCACCTTGAGCAGCTCAATGTCCTCGCTCATTTCATCGCGTCCATCAACATCACAGCCATGCTACCGAGGGCGGTTAACAGCACAAGGATGATCGCGCCGCCAACCTTCAGCACTAACCCCTCCAGCCGCTTTAGGCGAGCGTGGATGGCCTCGTACCGTACCGCGCAGACATCAATGTGGCTGGTCACGGTTACTTCTAGTTCCTGAACTGTCGTCACGGCATACCCTCAACGACAACCCACGACTGCGTGGCTTCGTCCCATGAGTACATCTTGCCGTCAGTCGGCATCGGCACCGGAGCCTGCCAGTTGCAGTCGGCATCCAATGACCACGACGGATAGGGCTGCGGCGGGATAAACGCATCGCGGCCCGCATCGTACTTGTAGCCGATCCCGGCGTAATGCTTGCGGAAGTTGGCGTTGTAGGAGGTCTGCTTCCAGTTGCCGCCAAGCAGCTTCTGGCAGAACGCTACGCCGATGGCCTCGCTCTCGTTGCCATCAACGTCAGCCGTGTCCTTGTTGGCAACAACGATCACGCGCTGCACCACACCGTTAGCATCAATCTCTGCAAAGTGCGCCATATCAATTCTCCAAATGCAAAGCGGTGAGACTTTCTTCCTCACCAACGTATCCGACCGGGAAAGTGTTAAACGACAGCGAGACCCGCTCCTGCTGCACGGATTCCACCATGTGCGTCAGGTGCGAGGGGAATATCATCAGGTCGCCCGCGCCGACCTCAAACCACCACGACTCTGAGTTGTGCAGGTTCCAGTTGTTCGTCGGCAGGCTGATCTGCTTATAGCCGTCGCGGTAAAAGTAAATCTTGTCGCGCTCCCGTGCGGCCTTGAGATACAACACGCCCGAGATAAACGAGTTCGGGTGCGCGTGCTTGTGGTGCCACTCACCGGGCTTGCAGTAGTTGAGCCACGACTGCGTGATGCGTAGGCCGACCTCGTTCTTCGGCGCGTAGATGGAGCGCAGGTACTCGCCCACGCTTGCCTCTACGAACGCCTTGAGGTTTGCCATCGTGTCGTGGCGCAGCACATAGCGGTCATTGCTCGTCGTGTTGCCTTGGTTCTTGTGCGTCTCTTGCGAGTCCACAAAGGCGTTTTCCTCGGCGGTGTATTCACGACCGAGTTCAAACTTGGCAACCGCTGTCGGGAATATGGAATAGAGGTTCACGCGACCGCCTTTTCAATCTGGTCAACGTAAGCCTGAAACGCGGCCTGCTGCTCAGGCAAGAGAATCGTCGGCACCGCGTCCTCTAGTTCTTTGATCTTCTCAATCGTGAACATGATCTCGTCCCACGACGGTTTTGGTCGCGGGTCTTCCCAGCGGGTGATCTCGCGGTTGCTGATCTCCCACTTCGCACCGGGACGCAGCAAGTGCATCGCCGTATCAATGCCCATTAGTTGATATGTCTTCATGTGAAGTTGACCTTGAGAATTACGATGCCGGAGCCGCCTGCTTTTCCGTTGCCAGCAGACGGACTGCCCGTTGAGCCGCCACCACCACCGCCACCTGTATTTGCGGTTCCAGCGACGGCTGCTTCTGCCGAACCGCCACTATTTACAGCGCCACGACCCCCACCGCCAGCGCCACCCGCGCCTGCTGTGCCGCCAGTATTTGCAGCACCACCACCACCACCGGCATACGTTACGCTGCCGCCAGAAATGCTTGAGGCTGTTCCAGCGCCACCGTTGCCGCCATTTCTTGGTGTGCCATCCGCTCCATTAGAACCAACGGCTGATGCTCCACCGCCACCACCTGCGCCGCTGTAATTAAAATTACCGCCACGACCGCCATTGCTTCCTTGCGACGGAGATGTACTTGGCGTATTTCCGGTGCCTCCTGCGCCGCCTGTGGATGTAGCGCCAGCATCGCCGCCTCCACCGCCGGAACCGCCATTTGCGCCTGTTGTTTGACGGTGTGCGCCACCCCCGCCGCCTGCGGAAGTAATTGTTGAAAATACGGAATTGCTGCCACTTGTGCCAACGCCGGTACTTGCGCCTGCACCGCCAGCTCCAACCGTGACCGTGTAATCCGTTCCGGCGGTAACGCTAAATCCTGTACCCGTGCGAAATCCGCCCGCACCACCGCCGCCGCCTTGTTCATCACCATTATTGCCACCACCACCACCACCCGCGACGACAAGGTAATCCACGCTCACCGCACCCGCAGGTGCAGTCCAATTCTGCGAGGACTTGAAGGTGAAGATCGTGGCAGAGCCGATGTTGTATTTCAGGATGACGATGCCGGAGCCGCCTGCGCCGCCTGCTGTGCCACTTGGAGAATTTGCAGAGCCGCCTCCACCACCACCCGTGTTAGCGGTGCCTGCGGTTCCATTTCCAGTTCCAGCCCCAGCGCCACCGCCGCCAGAACCTCCAGCGCCGCCGGGAGCGCCTTCTGCGCCGCCACCGCCGCCGCCAGCATACGTTACGCTACCGCTAGAAATGCTAGATGCGGTGCCTGCGCCGCCTGCGCCGCCGCTTGTGCCAGACGGACTTGAAGTTACTGTGCCACCAACAGCGGACGCGCCACCACCACCGCCGCCTGCAAGGAAACTTCCGGTTACAATATACGCGGTGCCGCCGTTGTTGCCTTGCGATGGACTTACGGACGGGGTGTTGCCAGAACCACCAATTCCATTAGTGCTAGACGGGTCGCCGCCCGCGCCGCCGCCACCAGAACCGCCATTTCCGCCATTGTTGATTGCGGTATTTGCTGGCAACGAATAAGCGCCGCCGCCGCCACCGCCTGTTGAGGTGATGGTGCTAAATACTGAATTATTACCGTCCGACGCTCTTGCTGAAGTGGAACTTCCATTGCCACCTGCGCCAATCGTGACGGTGTAATCGGTGCCTGCGGTTACCGACAAACCTGTACCGGTACGAAACCCTCCAGCGCCGCCACCGCCGCCCACGCGCCCACCACCGCCACCACCGGCCACCACAAGGTACTCAACCTCGGTGACGCCAGAGGGCGCAGTCCATGTGCCGCTAGAGGTGAACGTGGCTACGACAGATTGAACGGGTACGGTGTACTTGAGGATGACGATGCCGGAGCCGCCGGATGCAACGGCGCTTGGATAATTAAATCCACCACCGCCGCCGCCTGTATTTGCTGCGCCAGCCGTGCCGTTGTTGCTGGTGTTGTAACCGCCGTTTCCACCGCCGCCAGCGCCGCCGGGATTGTACGCAGAGCCAGCATTGTTCATGCCGCTGCCACCACCTGCGTAGGTTACAGACGCGCCAGAAATAGACGATGCAGTACCAGCACCACCCGCACCACCAAGACCGCTTGAAGGCGCAGCAGCATTTGCGCCAGCCGCACTAGCGCCGCCACCGCCACCACCTTTGGTGTAAGTAGCTCCATCGGCCATAGATAGGCCGCCGTTATTGCCCTGCGATGGTGATACTGATGGCGTGTTGCCTGTGCCTACTGAACCGCCGCCACCGGCTTGACCGCCGCCTGCACCACCACCGGAGCCGCCATTACGTCCACTATTAACGGACGAGCCTTCTCCACCCGCGCCGCCACCACCTGTTGAAGTAATAGTGCTGAATACGGAATTAGACCCGTCGCTGCCCTGCGCTACGTTATTGTCATGTCGTGCAGCAGCCCCGCCTGCGCCAACAGTGATGGTGTAAGAAGTGCCAGCCGTAACGCTTAATGCACTTCCAGTTCGGAAACCACCAGCGCCACCACCACCAGAACATCCTCCGCCGCCACCGCCGACGACCAAATAATCCACGCTGACAGCGCCAGTCGGAGCCGTCCACGATTGCGTCGAGGTGAAGGTGTAGATGTCTGAGTTGTTGAAGTAGAGCTTCAGGATGACGATGCCGGAGCCGCCTGTACCACCCGCGCTTGTTGAGCCGGGACTATATTGCGATCCCGCACCGCCTCCGCCGCCTGTGTTGGCAGTTCCGTTAGTTGCAACCGTGCTTGAATTTGAGCCAGCGCCACCGCCTCCAGTACCGCCTGTTCCAGCAGTACCACCAACATAAGTGCCGCCACCACCACCGCCTGCATAAGTAACAGAACCGCCAGAAATACTAGAGGCTGTACCTGCTCCACCTGCTCCGCCAGCCGTAGAACTGCCATCTGACCCTACAGCAGATGCGCCGCCGCCACCTGCGCCGGCTAAATTTGGGAACGACCCATTTCCGGTTCCGCCATTATTTCCTTGGCTTGGACTGACAGATGGCGTATTTCCCGCTCCTCCAGCCTGCGCTGCACCACCTGCACCGCCACCGCCAGACCCACCATTAGAGGCGGATTCTCCGCCTGTGCCACCACCGCCACCACCGCCACCCGTTGAAGTGATGGTGCTAAATACGGAGTCGCTGCCTGTGCCGCCGCGTTTATTTACTGTCGTCGTAGACGTTGCACCACCCGCACCAACAGTAATGGTGTACGTTGATCCCGGCGTGACAGAAAGCCCCGTGCCGGTACGCATACCACCAGCACCGCCACCGCCGCCTTGCGTATTACCACCACCGCCGCCGCCGGCCACAACGAGATAGTCCACATACGCCACACCCGCAGGCATGGTGAATTGCGTGGTTGAGTTGAACGTCAGGATCGAGGCTGTGCCTAGCGTGTATTTGATGATGACGATGCCGGAGCCGCCGGAACCACCGTTAGGGTTGTAGCCACCGCCACCACCACCGCCCGTATTTACTGTTCCTGCGGTGCCGGGTGCTGATGTTGGCCCCGCGCCACCCGCTCCACCGCCTCCGGTTCCCCCCGTCCCAGCACTTGCACCAGAACTTCCGGTTGAACCACCACCGCCACCCGCATACGTTACGGATGCGCCAGAAATGGATGAAGCCGTACCATTTCCACCGTTACCACCGTTGGGATTCGTTGCAGTTGCACCTGCCGCACTAGCGCCACCACCGCCACCACAAGCATACGGGCTTGCATCAGCAGCGCCATTGCCGCCATTGTTGCCTTGCGAGGGACTTGTGCTAGGCGTGTTACCTGTGCCGCCTGTTTTTCCCGCAGCACCACCGCCGCCAGAGCCACCATTGCCGACCGCGTTAGGAACATCGGTGTACCCGCCGCCACGCCCACCGCCCGTGCTGGTGATGCTGCTAAATATGGAATCTGACCCGTTACCCGCTGCCACCGCCGGAGATGGCCCAAGTCCTCCCGGCCCACCGCCTCCAACAGTAATTGCGTAATCCGTGCCAGCCGTTACGCTTAATCCAGTCCCTGTGCGGAAGCCGCCAGCACCGCCACCGCCGCCTCCGTTTCTACTACCACCACCGCCACCGGCCACCACAAGGTACTCAACCTCGCTTACGCCAGTCGGAGGCGTGAATGTGCCGGAAGATGTGAAGGTCTGAATAACAGTCTGGACAGGGACTCTGTAGCGAAGAATGACGACACCGGAGCCGCCTGCTGCGCCATTGGTATTTGGGTCTTGATGCCCACCACCGCCTCCGCCGCCGGTGTTAGCGGTTCCTGCCGTTGCAGTTCCCGGTGCTTTGCCTGCCGCGCCACCGCCTCCAGTACCACCAGAGCCAAGAGTGCCTGCCTGATACGCAGCACCACCACCGCCGCCTGCATAAGTTACTGAACTGCCGGAAATAGATGATGCTGTTCCGTTTCCACCATTGCCGCCAGCAGTTGAAGTTCCATTAGCGCCAACAGCCGATGCACCACCACCGCCACCGCCGCCGTAATATGGAGCCGCCGCAGCATTACTACCGCCGTTACTTCCTTGAGATGGCGTAACTGATGGGGTATTTCCTAAGCCTCCCGGCCCGGCAGGGCCAGCAACACCACCGCCACCACCAGAACCGCCATTTCTTCCGGCTGCTGATGATGCAGGACTACCAGATGTACCCGCGCCGCCACCACCTGTTGAAGTAATAGTGCTAAATACGGAGTTGCTGCCATCAGTTCCCTGAACAGCAGTAGTGCTTCCAGCGCCACCGCCACCAACAGTAATTGCGTAATCCGTGCCTGCTGTGACCGAAAAGCCTGTACCTGTTCTAAATCCACCAGCCCCACCGCCACCGCCTGAAAGCGCACCGCCACCTCCTCCGGCGACGACAAGATACTCAACGCTCGTCACGCCCGTGGGCGCAGTCCAAGACCCAGACGAGTTAAAAACTTTGATCTCGTTGTAACTCCCGCCCCCAACAACACGGGCGAGGAGCAGCATCATGATTCCGGACATTAGGTCAGGTTTCCTGTTGCAACGCAGAGTGACGGGTTAATGAAAAGAAACGTGGCAATACCACGAGTCGCTAACGTCATGGTCGCTTTGTCTGTATCAGTTCCAGCAATGTAAGCCGTGGTGATGGAACAAGTGATCGTGATGTTTCCGGTGGTGTTGTTATAGATCGATACCGCGTTACCAGCGGCAAAGATGTCATTCGGCACCGTAATAGATCCGCTCGTACCTACCGTCACAAACTCACCAATGTCCGAGATAGACAGGGTGTATGCCGAAGTCTTGGCTGCACCGGCTGAAGGAATGTCCCGTAGATTGCCTACGCTGTCTGACAGTTTAGAGATCGTGACGCTCTGGTTGGCCGTGATCGAAATCGCCGTGGTGCCGCCCGTTTGGATATCAAGGGTTGCAGTGCTATCGCCTGTGGAGACGATGCCACCAGATGTTGCATTGATCGTATTAGCCATAACACTGCACCTTTAATTTAAACGGTCAGGCTTCCAGCGCGAGGAAGTTCAACCCAAGATTGCGTGGCTTCATCCCACGAATACATCTTGCCGTCAGTCGGCATAGGGATCGGAGCCTGCCACTGCGCCGTGTTCGTATTCAGTACCCACGAGGGATAGGGCTTCGGCGGAACAAAAGCATCGATAGCGGCATCGTAGGCATAGCCGATACCCGCGTAGTTCTTGCGGATGTTCCCGTTGTAGGAAGTCTGTTTCCAGTTCCCACCGAACAATCGCTGGCAGAACGCTACGCCGATGCTCTCGACCTCGTTCCCGTTAGCGTCCGCTGTGTCCTTATTGGCTACAACGATGACGCGAGTCACTACGTTATTTCCGTCCAATTCGCAAAAATGTGCCACTTGAATTACTCCTTCAGATGTAACGCGGTCAGGCTGCTCTCGTCTCCGACATAGCCAACCGGAAAAGTATTAAATGATAACGAAATCCGCTCATCTTCCTGCACGGTCTCAACCATGTGTGTGAGGCTAGACGGGAAGAGAAGCAGGTCGCCTGTGCCGACTTCAAACCACCAGCTTTCGCTGTTGTACAAATTGTAGTTGTCGGTTGGCAGACTGATCTGCTTGTAACCGTCTTTGTAGAAATAAATCCTATCTCGCTGCCGCGCAGCCTTCATGTAGAGAACGCCCGAGATAAACGAGTTCGGATGTGCATGCTTGTGGTGGAACTGTCCGGGCTTGGTATAGTTCAGCCAAGACTGGGTTAAACGCATCGACACTTCGTACTTCGGTGCGTAGATCGACTTCAGGTATTCGGCTACCGAGTTCTCTACAAACTCACGCAGATTCGCCATCGTGTCGTGACGCAGCACATAGTGATCGTCGCTCGTCGTGTTACCCATGTTGTTATGGGTAGGCTGCGAACCCACGAACTCCATCTCCTCGGCAGAGTAATCCCTACCGAGTTCAAACTTGGCGACCGCAGTTGGAAATAAGTTGTAAGTAATCAAGCAGCGTTAGCCTTTTCAATTTGACCAACATATTCCTCAAACGCCTTCTGCTGTTCGGGCAGTAGGATCGTGTTGATGCTGTCCTCAAAGGCTTTGATCTTTTCGATGGTCTCCATGACCTCTTCGACAGACGGAGCCGGTCGCGGATCATCCCAACGAGTAAAGCCTAATCCTCCCGTCCATTCCCATTTTGCACCGGGACGCAGGAGATGAATTGCCGTGTCAATGCCCATCAGTTGATATGTCTTCATGAGTAGTTCACCTTCAAAATAACAATACCGGAGCCGCCTGCACCGCCTTGAGAATAAGCCTCTGGGGTTCCGTATCCTCCGGCACCGCCGCCTCCGCCTAAATTTGTTCCGCCGTTTTCACCAGCAGACGCTGCTGTTCCACGGCCAGCACCACCACCACCCGTGCCTCCCGTTCCACCCGTGCCATTCCAAGCGCCGCCTCCGCCGCCACCAGCATAGGTTACTGAAGAACCAGAAATACTTGAGGCAGTACCATTACCGCCATTACCAGCAGTAGTTGAAGAAGGCGCATTTTGTCCTGCTGCACTAGCTCCGCCACCACCACCACCCGCAGTATTATTGACACTGTTACCGTTTCCTGCCCCACCGTTATTTCCTTGAGACGGGCTAACAGAAGGAGAATTTCCAGTTCCACCTGCCGGGGCTGGGTTCCCATAAGTGCCCCCACCACCAGAGCCACCATTAGCGCCCGGTTCAGGAGCAGTAGATCCACCGCGACCACCACCTGTGCTAGTGATAGTGCTGAAAGAAGAATTGTTACCGCTTGCTGAAACCGGTGAACCAGATGGGTCACGGCCAATGCCACCAGCACCCACTGTAATGGTGTACTCAGTGCCTGCTGTTACAGATAGCGCAGTGCCAGTGCGGAAACCACCTGCTCCACCACCGCCACCTCCGCCGCCACCTGCTCCACCGCCACCAGCAACAACCAAATAATCAACACTGACTGCACCGGTAGGCGCGGTCCATTTCTGCGTAGATTTAAACGTGAAAATGGTTGTAGTGACAGGGGCTTGATACTTCAGGATGACGATGCCGGAGCCGCCGGATGCGCCAGCGTTATAAGTTGGCGAGGTAAATCCTCCTGCGCCACCACCACCGCCTGTGTTCGCTGTGCCAGCAGTATTCGTAGTGCCGGTTGACCCGTTTCCACCACCGCCGGTGCCGCCGGTTCCAGCGGTATATGAAGGTCTTGCGCCTCCACCGCCACCACCAGCGTAAGTAACGCTGCTACCAGAAATGATTGACGCAGTACCAGCGCCACCATTTCCTGATGTGGTACTTGTACCGTTTGCACCTACTGCGCTTGCGCCGCCACCGCCGCCCGTGCCGTAGTTAGGGGCGCTGTTATTTCCATCGCCGCCGTTGCTGCCTTGTGAGGGACTTACAGAAGGTGTGTTGCCAGCGCCGCCGGGAGCAGGACTTGCCGCTCCACCTGCGCCACCGCCAGAGCCGCCGCTTGATCCGTTAGTGGTGTTTTGTGACCCACCACCACCACCGCCTGCTGACGTTATGGTAGAAAAAATAGAGCTTGCGCCGCTTGACCCGTTGGCATTTCCTCCAGCAGCGGCACCAGCGCCTCCTGCGCCAACGGTAATCGCATAATCGGTTCCAGCAGTAACAGATAGCCCTGTGCCTGTGCGGAATCCTCCTGCACCGCCACCACCGCCGAATGACCCACCACCGCCCCCGCCGGCGACGACAAGGTATTCCACCTCGGTAACACTAGCCGGTGCGGTCCAAGTTCCTGTAGCAAGAAAAGTTTGAATAACTGAAACAAAATTAACAGGCCATGTTCCCGCAGCGCGATACGGGAGGATCTGGCTTAACAGCCATGTTCCTGAAGCTCCAGAGGCCGATACAGTCGGTGCGGCTGCTCTAATGAAACCGCCCGTATAACGAAGCGTCATTAGTTGATCTCTTCCCAAGAAGCGACCACGACCAGATCGTTCGCTGTGCCAGCCGTAGCACCGATGGACTGATTCTCCTTCAGATAGATCGAAGTGTTCTTGTCGATCACCACCAATGTCGCATCTGCGGGAACTGAAACTGTGGAAGCAAGGGCATACGCCGTACCACCCAGAGCCGCTTGGCTATAAACATTGATCGTGATATCGGCTGCACTTGCGCCGTCCACATTCGCAACGATGAGGCTATTGATCTTATAGACCTTGCCGCTTGAAGCCGCGTTACTCACGATGCTCGTCGCGCTGGTGGTGGATAGTGAAGTCAGTGAGTTCTCACCGTAGATGGCGCTGACACTGACAATATTTGGATTAGCCATTTAGCCTCCGAACACAATCGACATAGCGATTGTTTTGCCGACAGTAGCGATCTGACCTGCGCCGCTACCACCTGCTGAATTGATAACCATGTAGGTCTGACCCGTTGGGACGTTTAAAACGCCGCTTGATCCAATCGTTACCGGACCTACGCTCAAACCATTTTTACCCGTCGAGATGGTGTAACTCGTTGTGATTGTTTTATCCGATTCAAGAACAGGACCACCACTGCCCGTCGAAGAAACCGTGAAACTGGGATACCCGCCACCCACCGAAATGCCTGACCCCGCCGACAGCGTGATCGTTTGATTGGGTGCAGTATTGGTGATCGTGATCGAACCCGGCGCGTTAGCAACGCTAATCCCGGTGCTGCCCTTGAGCGTATTGAGGCTGTAGCCTGTACCGTTACCCGTCAACAACTGACCGTCAGTCGGGGCCGTTGTAAGTCCCGTGCCGCCATTCGCTACCGTGACTGGAGCAATCAGCGAAATCGTTGGACCACTAATGCTGATCCCGTTTCCACCCGCATAGATCTGTGTGGCAGAAACCTGAACGAAGTTAATTGCAGTTGTACCGAATACGATAGTCCCGGTCGTATTACAGACGTAAGTTTCACCGGCTCCGGTGTTACCCGAAGTGATGAAGAACGCATCGCCAGCGCCCAGCCCAGTCGGGCTTTTTAGTGCGTAGCTGTTCGTATCCGTAGAGCGCGTCAGCACCCATGACGTTGACGCATTACCGACTACCGTGACCGTGTAAACGCCGTTCTGCGCGGCGTTGGTCTGGTTATAAATCAGGATGCGATCACTGATGGATGCCGTAACACCATCTGGAACAAAGGCTGCAAGCGTCCCTGCGTTGGTCAGCGTTGCGCCAATACCTAACGAACCGTTGTTATAAGTCGCATTCAGGTTGCCCGTGGTATCAGGCACCTCGTACTTAACAGGCGTATGGTAAGTAATACCTGAAGCAACGAGATCATCGACGTACTGCTTATTGACCGCATCGAATGCAGTGGTCGGCGTGGCAACATTGGTGATCGTGCCTGAGTTCGCACTGATCGTGCCGGAAGCACTAAAGTAAACAGACTTACCAGCAGGGTAAGTGACGAAGACCTGCTTCGTTCCCGCCGAGAACGTGACCTTGGCTCCGCTGGAACTTGATGCAAGAACCGTATCACGAGATAGCGAATCACCTATCGAAGTGTAGGTGCCGATACCAACTTCCCACTCGGTGCCGCTCTGGGCGACTATCGCGTAATAGGTCTGATTGCCATTGCCTACGCCAGTCGAAAAACCCTGATAGCCGACACTCGCACCGGCAAGCGATATGGTCCCACTACCAGCAGTAGTGGTTGTCTCTAGGACGCGATCTGCAAGTACGAGGGCCATTTAAGCCCCCATCAAGCGATGCGAAGGATGGCAGTCGTCGAGGTAGCAGACGGGAACTGGATGGTGAAGTTACCAGCCGTCGAGGTCTTGTCACCGCCGAATGCCAGCACTGCCACAGCCTTGTTGCTCTGAGTCGCGTTGTAGATCAGAGCGCCGTTCGCCGTCAGGGTCGCGCTTGGGAACGTCAGATCGTCGAAATCAAGGAACGCCGTCGTACCCGTTGAAGTCGGAACCTGCGAGATCGTAAGCGTCAGACCCCCTGCCGTGTAGTTCGTGCCAGACGAAGATACTTCGTTAGAGGTCGTGTATGCCGTGGTTGAAGCATCCAGCGTGGCCGACGAGGTGTACAGAGCCAGCTTGAATACATCCGCTGCCGTTGAAGCACGGACCACGCCAACACCGAAGTTGTGAATGCCGTCAAGGATTTCTACCTTGAACGACGTAACCATTGCTTGGGATATAGCCACAGTTAATCTCCTAAATACGCGGTCGCGTCACTAAAACCATTTTCAATTAATTTACGTCGTGCAGTTTTCAAAGCTGCGTCCTGTGCCTCTTGCAGATACTTAATCAGTATCAGTTTCAAAGCCTCTTGGGTCTCAGCACGAAGCGCACGGTTCACCGCACGTTCAGCAATCTCTTCAACCGTGTGTTCACGGCTGTTTGTGGTCTGGACAAAGACCTGACCTACGTTTGATTGACCTACGAAGCTCATGTGACAGGAATCCTAACTTGACCCGAGCGGTAAGCATCCTGACGATCCAGACCATCACCAAGGCGTTTGAGCAGGCCCAGAGACTCCTGATACTTCTGCTCGTAGTAATTCATCATGTCCTGCTCACCCTTCAAGTACGTGTAGGCTTCGCGCAAAGAACCGTAGAGCAGCACGGTTTCAAAGTTGTCACCAAGCCATGACGTACCGTAATTAACAATGGAGACAGGATAGTAGTAATAATGCAGTTCAGCCGTATACGCGATGTCAGGCGCAGGGCCAAGGATCATCGTGCTGTCATCCCAGATCGCGTAATACTCAGGTCGCCCCAAGTCATCAGCGTCTGGATACGCCTGCCGGATGTAGTTCACATCCTTGTTGAGCAAGTACGTGTATTCGTTGTTGCTCGGATTAAATACCGCCAGCGAGAACGTCGAGAGCCAGTCAGACGGCAGGGACATGTATTTATTCCCAATCGTCATCGTGGCCGTCGAGTTCTTACGGATGGCCGGAATCTGAACGGAGTTATAAATCCGCTCTTCAGCTAACTGCACAAACGTAGGAATATTCGCTACGAAGCTCTGCTCCGTAGACTCACAATACTCCTGAATCAGTGTAGAAAGCTGACTGTAATTCACGGCGACCAGCCCGAGCGATACTTCATATCCGTATCAAGATTGATCTGCGACACGAACTTCGTGCCCTTCGTCGCAGCACCAGCACCCTTCATCTTCATGTGGGTGACGCCCTTGTTCACATCCTTCTCAGGGTAGCCGTTGCGACCCGTCGAATCGGTGTTGGGCTTGATCTTGTTCATGTTGTTCATGGCTTACCTCGGACCCGAAGAGCCACGCATCGGGCTGCGCTGGTTCATCACCTTCGCCATGCCACGACCGTACTTCTTCATGTCGCTGTTGGTCTTACCGCCAGCGCGGAGTTTAACCCGACCCGGCCCATGAGCCTTGCTTGCCGGAAGAGCCGCGTGTTTTTCAAGTTTGCTCGCCATCTCAATCTCCTAGGTCGTAACGACCGTAACCGTTCCTACTTCACCGGCTGGTGCCAAGGTATTCGGCGTCAGCCCTACGTCATATGAACTGGCCCCACCTACCGGGTTCCAGCCCCACTGAATCATTCTACTACCGCCTGCACCGTTGTTACCGGTCTCGTAGTAACTCAGGTCAGGTCTTGGGTTCCTCAATGCCTGCGGGTCATCAACTGGGTACAAGCCCAGCGACAACTGCGGCTGATCAGGCTCCCAACACTCCGGACAGACCAAGATGTTTACGTTCTTGGTCTTGAGCACCAAAGACTTCAACTGACGAAGCTTGTACCGGAATCCGCACCGGTCGCACTCCGCAATCGCATTCTTGCCACTTGCAAACCGATTGGGCATTAGTATCCACCCAAGAAGCTCTCACGTGGCACAAACCGCACCGCTGCCTTCTCCCGGTCCTCTCCTGCTGCAAGCTCCCACGCTTCGTCGTATTGAAGTTTAAGCATCGGCATCCGGGCATCCGCGCCGGGAATCTTCATCGACAGCATGTAAGCCAAACCCGCCACCATGCAGGGCAAGAAGCGGAACGGAATATCCTGACCATTCACGCCAGTACCGGGGTCCGTCATACGCACAAGTCT